CAAGGCGCAGTGGCGGCCGATCGCCGAAGCGGCGGCGCGGGGGAAGCGGCGCGGCGTGGCGGCGACCTATGTCTGGGCGCTGCCGCAGATACTGCGCGACGGCTTCGTGCATTGGGAAGGGGAGGATGACGTGCAGCCATTCGACGATGTGCGCTTTCCGCTGGCGCTGGGGCGCGAGGCGGAAGTGGCGCCGGAGGTGTCCACCGCGATCGTGACGAGCGCGGGCGGGCAAGAGGCGCGCAACGCCGACTGGGCGGAGGCGCGGACGTCGTACGATGTCGGGCCCGGGGTGCGATCCGAAGCCGACATCGCCGAACTGCTGGGGTTCTTTCGCGCGCGGATGGGGCCGGCGCGGGGGTTCCGGCTGCGCGATCCGTTCGACTGGCGCGCCCTGGGCGAGCGGATCGGCGAGGGCGACGGGGTCGCGCGCCAGTTCCAGCTGGTACGGCGCTATGGCGAGGTCGCGCGGAGGATCACGCGGCCCGATGCGCAGAGCGTGCGGGTTTATCTGGGCGGCGTGGAGACGCAGGGCTTCGTGCCGGGCGAAGGCGGGACGGTGACGCTGGACGCGGCACCGGGCGCGGGCGTGGTGGTCAGTGCGAGCTTCGAATTCGATGTGCCGGTGCGCTTTGCCGAGGATCGGCTGCAGGTGAGCCGGGCGACGTTCCTGGCAGGCGCGGCGGCGTCGGTGCCGCTGGTGGAGATACGCGAAAGAGCGCGGTGGAGGGGCCGCTGACGACGATCACGCTGTGCTGGCGGATCGAGCGGCGCGACGGGATGACGATCGGGCTGACCGCGCATGACCGCGACCTGGAGATCGACGGGTTGCTGTACCGCGCCGCGCCGGGGATGACGCCGAGCGCGATCAGCCGCAGCGCCAGCCTGGAGGCGGACAGCATGGACGTGACCGGTGCGCTGACCAGCAGCGCGATCGGCGAGGCGGACCTGCTTGCCGGGCGCTGGGACGGGGCGCGGGTGGTGCTGTTCGCGACCGACTGGATGGCGCCGGATGCCGGTGTGGAGCTGGGCGAAGGTTTGATCGGCGCGGTGGAAACGCGCGGCGGCACGCTGACCGCGGAGTTGCGCGGGGCCGCGGCGCGGCTGGAGCGGGCGGTGGTCGAGGAGACTTCCCCCGATTGCCGGGCGATGCTGGGGGACAAGCGCTGCCGCGTGGCGATGGCCGGGCGGCGGCGGTTCGCGCGGGTGGTGGCGGTCGAGGGCGCGGTGGTGACGCTGGATGGCGTCGAGCCGGCTGCCAATGCCTATGGCGGAGGCGTGCTGCGCTGGTTCGGCGGCGCGAATTCGGGGCTGGAGGATGCGCTCGCGCGCTCGGAAGGAGCGACGGTGACGCTGATGACGCCGCCACGCTTCGCCGGGGAGGGTGCCTTGGCCGAGCTGATCGAGGGGTGCGACAAGACGCTGGCGACCTGTGCGGCGCGGTTTGGCAACGCAGTGAACTTTCGCGGCGAGCCGTATCTGCCGGGTATCGACCTGCTGACGCGCTATCCGGGCGCATGAGTCCGCTCGTGCGTGCGCGCGAGGCGCTGGGCACGCCGTTCCGCCTGCATGGGCGATGCGTGGGCGAGGGGCTGGACTGTGTCGGGCTGGCGGGGCTCGCCTATGGCTGCGCGGTGCCGAGCGGCTACCGGTTGCGCAGCGGAACCGCGGAAGGCGTGGCGCAGGTGGTCGAGGCTGCCGGGCTGGTCCGGGTCTCGGATGTGCGGGCCGGGGACCTGCTGCTGGTGCGCAGCGGGCCGGGACAGCTGCATCTGGCGATCGCGAGCGGGGACGGGGTGATCCACGCCGACGCGGGCTTGCGCCGGGTGGTCGAGCGGCCGGGGCCGGTGCCCTGGCCGGTGGTGGCGCGCTGGCGTCCGGTGGGGGAGGACTGAGATGGCGACGGTGGTGCTGACGGTCGCCGGAGGATTTTTCGGCGGGCCGATCGGAGCGGCGATCGGCGGAATGGCCGGCGCGGCGATCGACCGCGAGGTCCTGTTCAAGCCGCGCGGGCGCGAAGGGCCGCGGCTGCAGGAGCTGCGGGTCCAGACATCTTCCTATGGCACGCAGATCCCGCGCATCTTCGGGACGATGCGGGTCGCCGGATCGGTGATCTGGGCGACCGACCTGCAGGAACATCGCAGCATGCAAGGGAGCAAGGGCCGGCCCGATACCACCAGCTATGCCTATAGCGCGTCGTTCGCGGTGGCGCTGTCGGGGCGGCCGATCCGCGAGGTGCGGCGGATCTGGGCGGAGGGCAAGCTGCTGCGCGGCGCTGCCGGCGACCTGAAGACCGAGACGGGATTCCGGCTGCATCTGGGCGGCGAGGACCAGGCGCCCGATCCGCTGATCGCCGCGGCCGAGGGCGCAGGACTGGCGCCGGCGCACCGCGGGATCGCCTATGCGGTGTTCGAGGACATGGCGCTGGCCGACTATGGCAACCGCATCCCCTCGCTGAGCTTCGAAGTGGTGGCCGACGTCGGGCCCGTCGAGATGGGCGGGATCGTCGCGGCGCTGAGCGAGGGGGAGGTGCGCGCAGAGGCAACGGCACCGGTGATGGGCTTTGCCGCGCAGGGGGCGAGTGTGCGCGCGGCGTGCGAGACGCTGGCGGGAGCGGCGGGCGGATGGTTCGAGGCGACGCCGGCTGGACTGGTGCTGCGCAGCGGCGACGGAGCGGCGGTGATGCTGGACGACGCCGGCACCGCCGCGATGAACACCAACGGTGCCCGCGGCATACGCGCGATCGGATCGGGCGAAGCGGTGCCCGGCGTGCTGACGCTGACTTATTACGATCCGGCGCGGGACTATCAGGCGGGCATGCAGCGCGCGGCACGTCCCGGCGGCGGCGGACGCGAGGCGCGGATGGAGCTGCCCGCGGCGATCGAGGCAGGGGCCGCGAAGGCGCTGGCGAGTGCCGGGCTGGCGCGGCTGGGCCTGGAACGGACGCGGTGGATGCTGGCGCTTCCCTGGACGGCGCTGGGGGTTCGGCCGGGTGCGCGGGTGCGCGGGTGCGGATCGCGGGCGAGGGAGGCACCTGGCGCGTCGAGCGCTGGACGCTGGAAGCGATGGTGCTGACGCTGGAATGCGTGGGTATCGCGCCGCCGCCGCCGGTGCAGGTGGCGACGGCGGGCCGCGTGCTTGCCGCGCCGGACCTGAAGCTGGGACGCACGGTCGTGCATGCGTTCGAGCTGCCGCTGGTGGGCGAGGGCGTGCCGCGGGTGCCGCAGCTGGCGATCGCGGCGGGAGGGACCGAACCTGGCTGGCGCGGCACGGCGCTGCTGTGGAGTGCGGATGGCGGGGCGAGCTGGGGCAGCGTCGCGAGCGCGGCGCCGGCGATCTTAGGGCAAGTGGAGGTGCCGCCGGGCACCGGGCCGGCCTGGGTCGAAGATCGGGCGGCGGCGTTGGTCGTGCGATTGGCGCATGCCGGGATGATGCTGGCCGATGCGAACGAAGACGCGCTGCATGCCGGCGCCAACCTGGCGATGGTGGGTGACGAGCTGCTCCAGTTCGGTCGCGCGCGCGCTTTGGGCGAAAGCCGCTGGAGGCTGTCGCGGCTGTGGCGGGGGCGGCGCGGGACCGAGGCGGCGATCGGGCTGCAACGCTTCGGCGATCGCTTCGTGCTCCTCGCGCGCGACACGCTGGCGGTGGTCGACCTGCCGCCCGGCATCGTCGGCGCCGCGGCGCGGCTGCTCGCCAAGGGCCCGGGGGATCCCGGCGAAGTGACAGCGGTGGCGCCCATCCAGGGGGTTGCGCTGGTACCGCCCGCGCCGGTGCAGCTCCGCGCCTGGCGGGACAGCGACGGCACGACCCAGGCTGCCTGGGTGCGTCGGAGCCGGGGCGGATGGGATTGGGTCGACGGGGTCGACGCGCCGCTCGGCGAAGAACTGGAACGCTATCGCGTGACCGTGCTGGACGACGGCGGGGCGGCGCGGGTGCTGGAGATCGGCGTTCCCCGGCTGGAGCTGCGGGCGGACGAGCGTGCCGCCGAGTGTTCGATCATCGTGCAGCAAATAGGCGCGCTGGGGCTGTCACCCCCCGCAGAACTGCGGCTGCCAAGCTTGGAGGAAGCGATATGAGCGAGAGTGCGAGCCCGCGGCTGGGGCTGCCGATGCTGGCAGCGGGGCAGGCGCAGAAGGAGATGACGCATAACGAGGCGCTGCTGCTGCTCGATGCGCTGGTCGGCGGCGCAGTGGTGGCGGTGGATGCCGTCCAGCCCCCCCAGGCACCCGAATCGGGGCAGTGCTGGATCCTGGGCAACCAGCCCGCAGGCGTCTGGCAGGATCATGCCAACGCAGTCGCAGCATGGACGCCGGCGGGCTGGCGATTTGTCGCGCCGCGCGACGGCATACGGCTCTGGGTGGACGCGAACCACGGATTTGCGTTGTTCCGCGGCGGCGAATGGCACCTGGGAGAGGCCCATGGAAAAGTTTTTGTCGAGGGTCGCCAAGTGGTTGGTAAAAGATTGCCCGCAGTCGCGGAACCAGCAGGGGGTATGGTGGTTGATGGGCCAGCGCGGGTCGCAATCGTTGCGGTACTGGAAGCATTACGTGTGCACGGTCTGATAGCCTCAGACCAACTGTGACGATGATGCAACAGTCCCCGGATTTGTGCGCTTGCGTGGATACAATCGTTTCGATACTGAGTTTGTCGCTGTCCGTAGTGACATTCGAGAAAGGGGTTTCAATATGCGGAAGCTTGCCGTTACACTGGCGCTTGCGACCACCGCGCTGAGCACGCCTGCCCTCGCCCGCGAAGATGCGTGGTATGTGGGCATTGAAGGCGGCGCGATGATCGTCGAAGACATTGACTGGAACGTCGGCGCTGCCGAAGACGCGTTGTCGGTCGATCACAACTATGGCTATGACGTGGATGCCACGGTCGGTTACGACCTGGGCGTGTTCCGTCTCGAAGCCGAAGTCGGCTACAAGTCGGCTACCGTCGATGGCCTGACCTCCTCGGTCGCCCTTCCGGGCTTCCCCGGCACGGTTCCGGCTGGCAGCTATGATGGCGCCGGCGGCCGTAGCACCGCACTGAGCTTCATGGTCAATGGCCTTTGGGACTTTGGCGATGACGACGGCGTCCAGGGCTTTGTCGGCCCGGGTCTGGGTGTCGCCCGCATCAAGTCGCGCCTTGCTCTGAGCAGCGCCGGCGACGTTGTGGACGATTCGGATACGGTCGTTGCCTGGCAGGCGATCGCGGGCGTCCGCGCTCCGCTGTCGGACAATGTCGACGTGTCGCTGAAGTATCGCTTCTTCAACGCTCCTGGTGTCGACCTGGTCGCTGCCAATGGCGCAGAAGTCAGCGGTCGC